TTAATAATATGCTTATTAAGCACGTTATTAAGGGGTATTTTTATAACTTTGCTCACAAAGTTTCACTTAAACATAAAAAGTATGAGAAAGTTAGATGATTTTTTAGGAAAGATTGGGCATGACAAATTCATGCACCACATCTTAGGCGCATTAATTTGCGCATTGGTTTGCATTGTGGCTATGTTGCAAAATGGCGATGTAGGCTTATGGGCTATGAGTTTAGGTTTAATTGCAGTCTTCATTTTGTCGGTGGTCAAAGAACATTTTGATGAATATTTTGATTGGATGGATATTGCATGGGCTATGGCTGGAACTATTTGGGTATATTCTGCAATATTCATCGGTATATTATTTAACTATTTATCTAATTGAAATCAACATGGAAAACTATATCAACTTCATTACACAGGACATCAGAAGTGGTATCACTATCATCTTTATATGTCTTGTACTTATATGTATAGCTTGCCTGATAGATATGTGGACTGGAATAGAAGCGGCACGTGCCAACAAAGAAAAAATCAGAAGCAAGCCATTACGTAAAACCGGGGTAAAAATAGCCGATTACTTTAGGCTTATTCTGTTTTTTATTCTTATTGACATATTAGGGTTGTGCTTCCCTTGGTATGTCCTACCCTATGGTGCTGTAATAGCAACGGCCGGAGTTTTATGTGTGGAGGGGTTTTCTGTCATAGAAAACATGAGAAAGAAAAAAAGTCATGCTGCCGATGTCGTGGAAATGGCTGCAAAAATAGTGCAATGCCTTACACCTGAAGAAGCGCAAAAAATAATCAAAGCAATTAAAGAGGAGAAGAGATGAAAATACTTATCGATAACGGACACGGAGAGAACACTAAAGGGAAACGCTCTCCTGATGGTTTATTCAGAGAATATGCCTATGCACGTGAAATAGCTGATAGCATTGTACGTGTATTAAAGGCTAAAGGGTATGATGCAGAGCGTATCGTACACGAAACGGTGGATGTACCATTATCTGAACGGGCAAGGCGTGTGAATGAAATATGCGGCAAATTCGGTAAAAACAATGTCATCCTTGTTTCAATTCATTGCAACGCATCTGGAAATGGTTCTCAATGGATGAACGCACGTGGATGGTCGGCATACACAAGTAAGGGAAATACTAAAGCTGACGCACTTGCTTCATGCCTGTACGCATCGGCAGCGGAACATTTTCCTGCCGGGATAAAAATACGCAGCGACTGGTCAGACAAAGACCCTGATTGGGAAGAGAATTTCTACATTCTTCAAAAGACAAAATGCCCGGCTGTCCTGACTGAAAATTTCTTCATGGATAGCAAAGAAGATATTGAGTTCCTTAATTCACCTGACGGTCGAAAGGCTATTGTAGCTCTCCATGTAGATGGTATCATTAAATACATAGGACAATGAAACGATTATTATCAATAGCGTTATCATGTTTGCTGTGTGCTTGCGGAACGCAGAAAAAGTTTACGACAACGGTTATTGCAGAAAGCGAAAACAAGAATGTTGAAGTTCGGTATGAAAAAATATTTGTACCTGATACCGTATATCTCGAAATTCCGGCACAAACGGCAGAACGCACGACCAAAGACAGCACAAGCAATTTGGAAAACGATTTTGCAACCTCTACCGCAAGAATAAATCCTGACGGTACGCTTTATCACGACTTGAATACAAAGCCACAAGATAAGCCTGTGCCAACAGAAAAAGAGATAGAACGTAACGACAGCATTGTTTACATAGATAGATTTACGGAAGTTCCTATGCCAGTTGAAAAAGAGTTGAGCTGGTGGGAACAAACCTGTATAAAGTGGTTTCCGTACTCTATCGGTACGCTTTTACTTTCGTTAATTATCATATTGCGCAAGCCTATGCTAAACCTTATACGCAGATTTATATAAATGCTTGAATATTATTGAATAATTATTGTTTCAATAGCAAAAATTTGCGTATCTTTGAAGCGACATATTAGAAATGTATAGCGTTTGCTATTGTTTTGAGGTAAAGAAAATCGCCAAAATTTCACGTAGCCTTAGAAGCAATGGTAGATGCCCACGTCATATACGTGGGCATTTTCCTTGTGGGCTACAGGCGTTTGGCGATGCCTCTTTACCAATAAGGAATGCCCACGTTTTTTATGCGCATTTGTGAACAACGGCAACCTATAACAAACCGTTAATTAACAAAGATAAAGATATGGATTTCAAAGACGCAATCAGGCAAATTTCAGAGAGAATAGAGGGCCTAAAAGCAAACCTGCCGACAGAAGAAGCGACAAAGAACGCTTTAATCATGCCATTTATAAGTGCCTTGGGGTACGATGTATTCAACCCATTGGAAGTGCTTCCTGAAATGAGTTGCGATATCGGTATGAAAAAAGGCGAAAAAATAGACTATGCAATACTGAAAGACGGAGAGCCAATCATCCTTATTGAATGCAAACATTGGCAACAAGACCTAAATCTGCATGACAACCAGCTATTACGGTACTTCAATGTCTCAAACGCAAAATTCGGGGTGCTGACAAACGGTATCATATACAGATTTTATACAGACCTTGAGAAACCAAACGTAATGGATGAAAAGCCGTTTCTCGAAATAAATATGCTCGACCTCAAAGACACTTACATTGAGGAGCTGAAAAAGTTCCATCGATCTTACTTCAACATTGAAACCATATTGAGTACCGCCAATGAATTAAAATACATGAGCGAGCTAAAAGAAGTGTTGAGCAAAGAAACTGCATCACCATCACCCGAATTTGTAAAATTTTTGGGAAGACAGGTTTACAGCGGACAGTTCACCACAAAAACAATCGAACAATTCACCCCATTGGTTAAACGTGCCTTTAACTCATTTGTAAATGACCTCATATCAGACCGTCTAACGGCTGCAATTAAAGATGATAATATCGTAATACCAAACAAAGGTAATGACACGGTAGAAGAGCCAGCAGATATTTCAAACGAAACTGCACGAATAATTACCACAGAAGAAGAACTGGAGGGTTTCTATATAATAAAATCCATACTAAGAAGCGTATTGCCTGCAAACCGTGTAGCATACAGGGATGCAATGTCGTATTTTGCCGTATTCTGTGATGACAACAACCGGAAGCCGATATGCAGACTTTACTTCAACAACCCTCAAAACAAATCAATACGCATTTGGGGAAGCAACAAAGAATGGTCTAAATTCGGCATTCAGGAATTGGATGAGATTTACAACTTGCAAAATGAACTTTTGGAAGCGGCTAAACAGTATGTATAAATAAAAACACTATCTTTGCACAACTGATACATCTGTGTCAGTTGCGTTGAATACCCTCGGTAGGACAAAGTTCCTATCGAGGGTTGATTTTTTTTTTATAGCAAACCATCGCAAAAATCGCAAATGATAGCAAACGGCAGCAAAACAAGCGAATTTAAGCGAAACAAGCAAATCGCTTTCGTGAAGCAAATCGCCCCTATTCGCCCCAAGTGGAAGCAAATCAAAACAACAAAAGCAATCGCAAACGAAATTAGCAATTCGCTAACTTCATAAACCATGATTTACGAGAAAGCATACACAATCATGGAGAAACCACCGGAGACTTTGACACGTGGAAAAAATTGGGTATATTTGAGTACTGCAATATGTGTCATAAATGTTGCACAACACCTCGTTTGTTGTTACTTTTAAGCAAAACCGATGCTATTTCGTTGCTATAAAATAGCACCAAATACAATAAATATCTATATATCAATATAGTAAGTACAATAAATAAAATTTTGCATCGGCAAATGATGGCTTGTAAACAGCCATAACCAACTATAATTATTTAGAATAAAGTCGCTGTATATCAGCGACTTTTCTTTTTTAACACTTTCCAGTCCGTATTTGGAAGTAACGGTTTTTATCCATATTTTTCTATCATATTTCTACCGCGACAGAAATTCACGGTTAGCCCGAATGTCACAGTAACGCATTAGTTGACGTGTGTTGACAAAAATCGGGAGAAATAAGGCGAAATTATCCCCAATGTAAAGGAGGAAAATATGGAAGTAAGAAAGATTTGTCAATGGTGCGGAAAGCCATTTATAGCTCAAAAGACAACGACCTGTTATTGTAGCCACCAATGTTCCAATCTTGGCTACAAGGAGCGCATCCGAGAACGTAAGCGGCAGTTGAAACGGTCGCAAGAATTATTGCAACCTCGACAAGCTGCCGAGGGACAGGATTTCTTCTCTTTTGCCCAAGCAGCGAAGTTGATGGGTGTAACCCGGCAATACATATATAAGTTGGTAAAGGAATCCAAACTTCGGGCTTCACGCATCAGCGGCAAGAAGTCGCTCATCCGCCGTGCGGACATCGAACTGATGATGAAAACCAAACCTTATGAGCGCATCATGCCTAAAGAGGATTTCGACATCACCGAGTATTACACCGCCGAAGAGATTGCCGATAAATATAAGGTCAACGCCAAATGGGTGTGGACTTATACACGGCAGCACAAAGTCCCGAAAGTGCGCATCCGCCAGTTCAATTATTACAGCAAGAAACATATCGATGCTGCCTTTGCCAAATACGAGGTGGATTCAGACCTGACCGAGTGGTACACACCGGAAGAGATTCAAAAGAAGTACGGCATGACACGCATCGCTATTCGTTCGCAGGTGTATCGAAACAACATTCCATCCAAGAAGGAGCATGGGCAGATATTCTACTCCAAGCTCCACTTCGACCTCTCGAAAAGTTCCGAACAGGAGAGCAAAGCAGAATACTACACCGTCAAAGAGGCAATGGAGAAATTCAATCTATCCCGTGATTCGGTTTACGGTATTCTGCAATTCCATCAGATTAATCGTGAGAAGAACGGACGGTTCGTTCGGTTTCTGAAAGTGGAGTTTGACAAGGTGATGGGTATCCGTAAGTAACCAATTATAGACTTCCGTAAATTATTCCAAAATTAATCCCTGATGAAGGATTTCTGCATGGTTACATTACAGAGATTTGCCGACAAGTTAATAACAACCATAAAAATATGTATTATGCATGAGTGTAAAACCGTAACATTAAGGACACGTCCTTTAAAGAACAGGATGCTGTCTTTCTACTTGGATTATTATCCGGGTTATCGAGACAAAGAGACAATGAAAGTTATCCGCCATGAGTCGCTTGGTATTTACGT